TGAAGATTACTCCTGCAGGCTGATCCGCGTCCAGCATGTTGTACGTCACTTCATCCGGCTGCACGTCAATCGCATAGCCGCCAAGCGTCAGATCAGCGACCATCTTGGCGTGCATGCTCTCAATAATTGGATCGGCGAGTTGATCTGGCGTGTCACCGCGCACGATCACGGTTACACGCACACGCATGCGCCAATCCAATGTCGGCAAGCTGGTGTTTTGCGTTGGCGTATCACTAATCGGCTCGATCACAATTGCAGGCGACTCAGCGCGCTGCATTGCAGTGACCCTGCTGCGATACACGCGACCATTTACGCCCGCAGTGCTAGCCAATGCGCTCGCAATCGCCGTCAGAATCTGTTCGCGCTTAGTGGTCATTGAATCCTCGTTTCGGAAGCGGACCAAACGCGCCAGGATCAACCTGCTTGGTCACAATTGATTTCGCTCGATAATAAATATAGCTATCTGTCTTTCCAGCTTCTTCCAGCGCTTGCATGACCTTGACCCAATTCTTAAAGGTATCGCGGTCCATGTTCATGGCTACAGCACCACGCCTGGACCCATCACAACCAAAGCTCCGGTGTTGCTATTGCCTCTCGTCACTCGGCCAATCGGCTGCTTGTTTGTCGGAGCAGTTGTCGTGAAGCCTCCGCCATTTGCTACATATAAAGCTGAATTAACTGCGTAGCCATTTGTATCCATGTCCGTAATTTCACCAGAAATAACCACGTGACCATCAGCATTAGCCGCAAGAGCAGCATCAAGAATCCCGATGGCCGGCATTTTTGCCAAATCTGAAGCATCAGCGGCAGCAACAATCACCGTTGCGGTATTGCCAACATTGCCGGTGATGTAAACAGGCGTACCCTTGGCCAATGTGCTGCCAGTGCCATTGCGGCAATGAATATAAACAGGGCCAGCAAGTGCGCCATGAATATGCGGAAGAGTCGCTAAACCAGTAACTGCAAGCGTTGTAAATGTCGGATTGTCGTACCCCTGCACGTACAACAGTGAATTCCAAGCTGTTGAGCCATTGCCCAACTTCAGCTTTCGCGTATCGGTCTCGAATCCAACCTCACCCGCCAGCAGTACCGGGTTCGCCGCAGTCCACGCAGCAGCAGTCCCGTTACGAAGCTTGAATCGGGTGATTGTGTCGCTCATGGCACTCCGCCGTCAAGAACATTACCGTTGACATAAACGGTCGCAGGACCGCCTCCATCAAGGATAACCGTGCTTTCTGTATCAGCCCCGTCGCCATCAAGCACTGCAGGCGATACCGCAGTCAGCACAGGCGTGGCACTGCGCTGCAGCATCAAATCGCAAAATTTACCGTCATCAAGCAGCTCAACATTGCGCACCGTATAAGGAAATCCATCCACATTGACGCCAGCGCCATACTGCAGATCACCAAACAAGCTCGCCAGGCACGTGACCTTGTAATCAGTGGTCATCACCACGCCATCAGCGATCATCTCGCTTGGCATATCCAAAATCCCTAAGCCACTTGCAGATCCAGCCGAAATCGGAACGCCGAAATCGGCCAAGAATACGCCTAGGTCTTCGGTGAATGCCATACAAACAGCATAAAGCCCCAGGCCGCCGAAGCAACCCAGGGCCAATGGAGTACGCCTATCAGCCGTACTTCTTCACGCCAACCCCATTGATGGAGTAGACGTGAGTCGAAGTCGAAGTAGTCGACACAGCCTTGATCCAACGCTTAGCGGCACCCTTGGGGAACACCAGATACTGCTTGGAAGCAGAAGTGCTCACCTGAGTGAAGGCCACAGCAGCAGAAGCCACTTCAGAACCATCGCGATAAAAAGCGGTGGTCACATCGCCATAACTGCCACCTTCGGTATCGCTCGACTGGATTTTTACATCAAGAGTCGAAGTGCCACCGTTGGCAACGTCAAGCACGATCACGAGATCACCCTCGTAGTCGTTCATGTCAATGGCAGTGCCATTGAGGTTCGAAGTACGCGAAGCAGTAGGAGCCAGAGCAAAATGCTGAAGCTTCTCCAGACCAGTGGAAAGGATGGCCATGATCAGTCCTTAGTGGGGAATTCAGAAGTCACAGTCTTAGCCTTCCGCACCGGCTTAACAGCAGGCACTGGAGCAGGCTCTTCCGCCACCTCAACAGGTGCGGGCTTCTCAACGGCAGGTGCCACAACGGCCTTACCGCTACCAACCAACAGATTGCCGTCAGCCTCAGTGACCTCGACAAAGGAGCCAGCCTGAACTGGCTCCCCCGAGATCATGACTTGACGCAGGATCTCGATCCTCATGATCAGGTGCCGAGGCAGAAGGCGCCAGGCTGCTTAACGGCCACATCCACGTCCTGCAGTGCAATCACGCGAACGGTACCGGCAGTAGCACCGGCATAAGGATCAACGGTCAGATCCAGGCCAGACCACATGCCCATGATCATCATGGAAAAGTCGCCGAACAGCGCATCGTTGTTCTGAAGCTGGTTCGACACGATCACGGGGTAGCCGTTGATCTCGTTGTTCTCAAACACGTAGTTGCCGGTGTCGGTGCCCTTATCGGTCGACTTCAGCGCGCCACGAGCAGCAGCGTTGATGATGTAACGCAGGCTGCCAGCGTCGGCGTTCGCAGAAGCCACATCGGTTTCCATACCGATGTACTGAGCAAAGGTGCCGTAGGTGGTAATGGTCTGACTGCCGATGCCGGTGGTGTTCACCAGGCCCAGAGGCTGGTTGCTGGAGCCGGTGCCGTAGATAGCAGCGCGGTCAAGCTCAAGAGCAATCACGCGAGCAAGATCGTTGCGGATCATGCCTTCCACATCGATGGAAGACTGCAGCAGCAGACGACGGCTGTAGTCAACAAAAGCACCCACGGTCTTGGGGGTCATGTTGACCTGATCGATTGCCTGCTGGCTCTCGGTCGGCGAACCGTTTTCGCCCACCCAGTAAGCAGTAGCAGCAGAAGTCTGACGGGGGATGCTGATGTTGCCCTGCAGGCCGGTCAGCATGGTTACGCCAGCCTGAGCCAGTGCCAGACGGTTGCGCAGCAGATCAATGAAACTACCGGCCAGCAGCTCATCGGCCACCAGGTTGCCACCAGCAGTAGGGGTGCCCACCACCAGATCGCGACGCAGCACCTCGTTGGGGATCACGATGCCGTTAGAGGAGCGCTCATACTTTTGAGCGGCAGCTTTACCGACTTCGATCTCAAACTCAGCAGCCCGACGAGCGGAAGCATCGCTGGGGTTGGCGAGGAAATTCAGTGCGCGAGCAAAGCTGAACGAACGAGTCTCCTTGTCGGAGAGGCCAACATCATTAGAGGTGATGTCAGCAGAGCGAATGACTTGTTCCACAGGTTGAGTGCCGAGTTTTTCAAGGACAGCAGCACGAGCCTCATCAATGGTGCGACCACCATCAATCAGTTCGCGTGCCAGGTCTTGCATCTGGTGCTTTTCGCCCAGTGCGCTGATGGCGGCGATGCGGGTACGCTCGGCCTCGACGGCCTCGGACCGGATCACCTCCAGATCTGGAGTCTTTTCCATTTCAGGTTCAGGTGCTGGTGATGCGGCTGGGGCCGCTTGAACAACGGTCTCATCAGTTAGAGACCTGCCGATTCCAATCGTAGGGTCAGCAGGTATAGAGACCACGCTGACTTCGTAAGGCGACCATCGGGTTGCCACGAAGTCATCGCCTCGCTCTTCCATCTTGTCGATGGAATATCCGAAGCTGATGCCGCGCAAAATATTATCGCGGACATCATCGAGCACTTCCTGAGCAAACTTATTGCGCGAGAAGCGCACCTTCACATAGCCGCGCTTCTTCTTGCCATCAACCCAAGCGCGCTCCACAACGCCAACCACACGATCAGGATCGTGGTTGAACAGCAAAGGAGCGCCATCATTTAGGCGGCTCAAGTTTGCAGCGTCCATCTCATGACTCAGCACTTCGTTGCCGAAGTAACGCATCACGGGATACTCAGAGCTAAAAGGAAACTCGAAGCTCCGCTCTTCATCCAATGCGCGGAATGATGTCACCTCAGAGCGCTGGAACTTGCCACCCTCGGTAGCGCGGATCGGATCAATCTTGGTCAGCGTGCTAAAGCGGTGACCCACCATCGTCTCAGTCGCCTCGCCGTCGCGATAAATCCGAATTAATGCAGCCGGATCTTCTTCCGTTGCATCAATGCTGAATTCAGTCCCAGGCACGCCCAAAGTACCCTCGCGCATCACGTGCTCGATGCGACCGCGTGCGCGACCACCAGAACTATTCCAGGAAACAAAATCGCCCTCCTTCAGCGCATCAGGCGCTGCACGTTTTTCGGTCACGGCTGCGTTCTCAATTTCGTCTACTTTAGAACGCTCACCTGTTGCCTCCTCAAATTCAATTGGGTCATAGTCGCGCTCACGCAACCAGGCGCGTGCTTCATCAGCAGTGAATTCACTCAATCGGAATCTGATCGCCTGCAGATCAGCGCCTTCTTCACCTTCCT